GCTCATACGCTCGCTGCTGCGCCGCAGAGAGGGAAAAGAAGTGCTGCTGGTAGATTTTGTCCGGCAGGTCTAGGCACTCCCTCTTGAGCACGCGGAAGGCGTGAGGGAGGATGAGGCGTTGGAGCTTGTCGAGGTTGCGCCAGCGCTTCGACCCGTCCGGGTTGGTGGCGATGATCTGGGCGTGCGCCATCTTCGGGTTCCGCTTGAGCATCGTCTGGAAGGCGTGGAAGTTCTCGTTGGTGATGTCCTTCATGTCCACAAGTTCCGCGTACTCCGCGACAAAGGCACGATAGCTCGTGGTCCCCAGCAGGCCACTCTCCATGAACTCAAATTGGGAGAAGATGTCCGCTGGCGCATTGGTGATTGGAGTCCCAGTCATGATCCGGACCATCCGCGAAAGGTGCCGCAGCTGCATGAGCCGCTTGGTGCGGGCCGCGTCCGGGTTCTTTATGCTGTCGCTCTCATCCACAATGAGCATCGCTTTGCGGGCGAGAAGGAAGCGCTTGGCGAGGTCGAAGCCCTCCTTGTGGATGAGGGCGTCAATGTTGATGGCGAGGATCGCAAGCTGGGTTCGTGGCGTTTTGAACACCTCATCTCGCACTGCGGCTGCGCGCTTGCCGACTCCGGAACTGTAAGACCGGGCGACATGCGGCACGCTCATGTGAGCGGGAATCTCGCGACGGACCCAGTTGGTGTGCACGCCTTTCGGCGCAATCACCAACACCCCATCAATCTGCGAGTCTGCAAATGACCGCTCTGCGTCGGCCATCGCGACCCATGTCTTGCCTGTGCCCTGCTCCATGAGGAAAGCAAACGAACTTCTTTTTGCGCTCCGTGCCAGCGCTTTGCTTTGATGGGTCATTGGTTTTGTCTGCATGAATTTTCTCCTGTTGAATGTGATACCCGTAGGCGAATGCTGCGACAGCGAGGACCGCCGCCATGCCAATGATTGCGAGGAGGTCGCGGATGCGCGCCACGACGCGGTCAAATGTCGCCCAGCTCATGGCTTGGGCCTCGACCCATAGTGCCACGCCAGCTCACTCCAAGTCGCGGCCACCGAGAAGCGAGACATTTGCTGCAGGGACCACCCATTGATGTCGTCTGCGTACTTCCCCTCGACCGCGAGGATGGCTGTGCGGCCGCACCCGACCACAATGAGGCTGCGGCCGCCATTCTGCTGCCACGCGAGGTGCCAGTTGCGCTGCTCGACGCTGAGCCCCTTGCCGGAGGGGATGAGGCGGGTGTCGGGTCGAGCAGGCGGGGACTCGACTGCCTTGAGTTCAGTTGGGGTGAAGACTCCGCCGCACAGCACCATCACATCCGGCATCCCCTCCCCCACCGCATTCTCCACCCGCTCCAGGAGGATGCCGCGAGGAGCGATGTGTTGGCGCATTCGGTCCCACAAGCGCTGCTCGGTCTTACGCATCAAAGTTCTCCTCACGGTTCAGGACCTTCATCCGCTGGACAGTGATCATGGAGAAGCCCGGGATGGCCTTGCCCCGGACCAGCAATGCGTCACCCGTCTGGAGCCGCTCGCACGCAGCACGGCCCATCGGTTCAAAGTCCCGAGGGTTGATGCGTAGGGTGATGGGCACCCCGCTGTCGTCGGTCACGAAGATGTCCGCAAACAACGTCTGCCCCTTCAGCACCTCTCCATCCCTCCGCTTCACCAGCACTGCTTCGTTCTTGTCGCGCATCGCCTTGCGCAGCACTTTGCAGATCGTGAGCACCGGACCTCCCGAGGGCGGGAGCGCATCGAGGCGGGTGATGCGGCTCCCAATCTGGCACCCATGCGCTTCGGGGTCTCGGTAAATGTCGCCATAGGCAGCTTGGAGCGGGTGGAGTTCGGCAAACCGTACCTCCAGCCCCAAGAACTTTTCTCGGTTGAGCTTCCCCGCCGCTCGCGCTGCAATCGCTGCCGTGCCCTTCGCAGGGCCCACGCCCACGAGGTTCATAAACCCGCCGATGAGCTTCCCGCCCACCGCAGCCCAATCGAGGTCGGACTTGTCGATGTCGAATGCGACGTACTCGATGCCCTCCCCGGCAAGCTCCCGGAGGAGACCGTAGGCTTGGTCCTCATCCATCGCATTGCGCAAGCTCGCCGCAAAGTACTCCAACGGGTGGTACACCTTCATCCACGCGCACCAGTAGCTGATTGTGGAGTAGCTCACTGTGTGCGACTTGTTCATGCCCCATGCCCCAAAGGTACAGATTTCATCCCAGATCAGCTGCGCATCCTCCTGCGGCACCCCGATGGACTTTGCGCCCCGGGCGAACTTCTCTCCCTGTTGGTCGAAGTACTCCTTGCCCTTGCTCCCGCTCATCGCCCGCCGAATTTGGTTCACAGTCTCCCAGTCGAACTGCCCAATCTCATAGCAGATGCGCATCACCTGCTCTTGGTAGAGGACCACGCCCATTGTCGGCCCGAGGTACTCCGCCATCGACGGGTGCCGCAGCGTCACCTGCTCCCGCCCTGCGGCCCGGGCGATGTAGTGGTTGGTCGCCCCTCCACCCAACGGACCCGGACGGGCGAGGGCGGTGATGTGGTCCATGCGGCGAAAGGAGTCAATGTTGATCTCCGAGGAGACCTTGCGCTGGGCTTGGCCCTCGAATTGGAACACACCCGCAAAGCGATGCTGGTTGAGGAGGTCGAACACCCGAGGGTCATTCAGCTTCAGCCCATACAGCTCATCCGCAGTCACGCACCCCGCATCCTCCAGCACGCCCAAGGTCCGGAGCCCCAGTGCGTCAATCTTCAGGAGCCCGACTGCCTCTGCGTAGCTCTTGTCCCCTTGGATCACTCCGTCCGGGGAGACCGTGCAAAGCTCGCTGATTGCTTCGTTGCAGACGATGACCCCTGCGGCGTGGACGCTGGTGTGTGAAGCGTGGTTCTCCAGCTGGAACATCACCGCAGCCTCCGGGTGCCGCGCGATGAACTTGCGGCCCGGGTCGGTCTGCGCCATTGTGTCCTCCAGTGAGTGTCCGTAGCGGGAGTCGCCCGAGGAGTACTCGATGAGGACGTTGAGCACATCGAACTTCTCCCGCTCGGGGATTCCCATCTTCTCACACACCCGGGCGATCACGCTCCGAGCGAGGAGCCTGGAGATGTTGCCGATGCGGGCGACCTTCTCCTTGCCGTAGGTCTCCTCAAGGTGCCCAAAGATGAGCTCACGCTTGGTGCTGCTGAAGTCGATGTCGATGTCTGGGAGGTCCTTGCGGCTGACGTCGATGAAGCGGTCAAAGAGCAGGTCATGCTCCAGTGGGTCAACCTCCGTGATCCGGAGCAAGTAGCAGATCAGCGACCCCGCAGAGGACCCGCGACCCGGACCGACCAACATCCGCTGCTTGCTCCAACGGATCAGCTCATTCACAACAAGGAAGTAGCTCCCGTAGCCTTTCGCCTCGATGGCGGCGAGCTCCAGTTCCATCCGGGCTTGGTGGGTCTCGGTCCACACCGAGATGTGCCCAAGCCGCAGCCGCTCCTCCCGGCCCGCTAGAGCGATTGCACGCAGGTCCCCATCGAAGTGGATGACCTCAGCCCTCGGAAGGGCTCCTGCAGCCCGGGAGGCGGCTTCATGGGTGTTTGCCACGGCAGCGTTGAACTTCCGGGCGTCGAGGCACGTGAGGTGCTTGCGCAGCTCATCCTCCCGGAGCAAGAACTGCGGCGTGGCCCGCTCATTCCGGGCGATGGCCATGAATGCGCCGTAGTCCTCCCATCGTGGGTAGAGGTTGTCGCTGGTGATCACGAGGGGCTTCTTGGTCCGCTTGTGAAGCTCCAACGACAACCGCTGCTGCAGCGGGGAGGACGGGTTGAGGTCGATGTAGTCGAACGCATCCGGGTCCGTGAGGGCCGCCCCGGCAAAGCGGAGCACGCCCTTGCTGGACTCGCGGAACAGCTGCGTGATGTCGCGGTCTGGCACCTGCGCCGCCGTCGTGAACCGGTAGAAGGCTCGCGTGTCCTCTGCGAGGGCCCATGCGACGGGCTTGCGCTCGCCCTGCGGCACGATCAACTCTGCCCCAAACATTGGCTTGATCCCGAGGGGCTTGAGGGTTTTGGCCCAGGTCGCGTGGCCCCACGTGCCTCCGGAGTCCACCATACCCGCTGCCGGCACCCCTGCATCGGCCAAGGCACGCCCTAGAATCGCGAGCGGACCGAAGCCCTGCCTAAAGCTGTACTCGCTCCGTACACGAAGTTGCGGCAGCACTGCCTTTTGCTTCTTGGTCATCTTGCTTTCCTTCGCTTCTGGGCATCGGTGGCGCTCTGCGTCGCGAAGCCCCTCATCATTGAACACATCTCCTCCTGCGCCGCCGCGTCCAGTGAGTAGAACAGAGCCAAGAACTCAAACGCAGTCGCCACCTCCGCAAAGAATTTGACCTTGGCGGGGTTGAGCCCGGTGGGCTCGGGCATCGAGGGGAGGACCCCTGTCACATCAGCCGCCATAGCTCCTCCTTTTGGATCACCTCGACCATCGCCTGCACATCATCGAGCGCACGGTGCGTCTGAGCGAGCGGGCGACCCATGATGTCCTCGTAAAGCTTGGTGAGCTTGACGTTGTGGCCGTAGATGTCCCGGTAGAGACCGACCGTGCAGGTGCCCTTCTCTGGCCAAACAAAGTCCTTCATCCCGAGCCGGTCTAGCTCGCCTTGAATGATCTGGCGGTCGAAGGGGAGGTTGTGCGCAGCCATTGAGCTGTGCGTCATGAACAGAGCTTGGAGCGCAATCGAGAAGTCCCAGAAGCTCGGCATCCCCTTCAAGTCTGCATCCGTCAGGCCGGTGATCCGGGTGATCTCCTCCGTCAGGGGCTCGCCCGGGTTGATCAGCTGGGAGACCTCCCCGAGTACCCGCCCGTCCTCGCGACTCAGCGACACCGCGCCAAACTCGATCATCTTCGGTTGCTTCCGGGTCTCCGCAGACGGGTGGAGCGTGAGGCCTGTTGTCTCCGTGTCGAACACAAGCAAGGGCTTTTTCAGAATGGGCATGTCTGGTCCTTTGGTGGTGGGTGGTCGCCAAACAGTGCATCCTCAATCCACGCGTCCAGCTGTTCCTCCCGTCCCGCTCCCTCGCGGCGAGAGCGGTGGAAGCGGACGTATGGGTTGTGGTCGCAGCAGGGGCTCTCGCGGCGATGGGGGAAGGGGTACCCGCCGCAGCCGCAGGGTCCGGGGTGCCCGGACTCCGCGACATGCGCTGCGAGGCTTTTAAGGGTCGCCCTGCGCGACCGGCAGAAGTAGCAGCGCAGCACGCTCAATCTCCCTTCACGAGCTGCGACATCAGGCAGAGGTTGCGCTCATTGAGCCCTGCGATCATGTTGAACCCCAGACGCAGCTTCCACGGCACCTCGCGGTTCTTGTCGTACCATGGAGTGCCCAACAATGTCTTCCATGTGTCCTCGCTCCAGAAGCTCTTATGATCGAGGTCGTGGAATGCCATCGACCCGAGCCGATGCGGCGTGACGGTGGTGAGGATGCCGCCGAAGCGCAGGACCCGCTCGCACTCCCGGAGCATGGTGATGGCTTGCGCGCCAGAGAGATGTTCAAAGAAGTGGAATGCGTAGATCGCATCCACCCGCCCATCACCATACGGGAGCAGCCCATACTGCCCGTCCCACTCGGGGAGGTCGAGGTTGTGCGCATGCGGCATCGGAGACCTCCCCGCCCCGAGGTTCAAGATCACCGGGGAAGTGTCCACGGAGAAGGAACACGCCTCCAGAATACCAGGCGGTCGGACTTTCATCCCGAGCTCAAACAGAGTTTGGAACGTCATCATTTGGTCACCTCCCGGAGCATCGCTGCGTACACCATCAAATCGTGCGCAGAGTCGTCGTGCCCTCCCGACTCCATCGACCGGGCGTATCGACCGAGCTTGTTGACTGCGTGGTTCAGCACCGAGAAGCGCACGAAGTCCTCGCCGGTGCGGAGGGTCAAGCCCTCTGGGAAAAACATCTCCCACAGCGGTCCTAGGTCCTTGTAGAGGGTGCCGTAGTCGGAGGTCCTCCGCTCGTAGGTCTCTGCCGCAAGGCGCAGGAAGGAGTCCGGGCTGCGCCGGGCCAGGCCGATGTCCCTGCCCATGTCCAGTGGCGGCCCCGAGAGAAGCTCGCCGGTGGGCAGGGGAGGGTCGTAGGCGTTGAGCGTG